TATTGTCTTCTCAGTGCCGCTAATACTTGTGTTTATACCAAGCATGGTTCCACACATACAAGCAGGGTTCACTGTTTTGACTTCCTTGCCTGAGTGGTATCACAACGTATTGTTTTTAATTGTCAGTGCTAGCTTTGGTGTCAAAGGTGTCACTGGTGTAATCGAAAAGATAAGGAAATAACTATGCCATACGGTAAGGGAACATACGGATCTAAAGTAGGCCGTCCACCAAAGATGCAGAAGCCTTCTAAACCTGCAAAGAAGAATCCTTCAAGAGTGGTCAAGCGTCTTAAAAAATGATAAGAAAATCTTTTGGTGCTCACATTACAAGCGCAGGTACAACAACATTGTACACTGTCCCTACCAATAAAAAAGCTGAGTATCGTGCAGCCTACATTACAAATACATCTGGCTCTAACGGCACAGTGACAATGGTTATTGGAGGTTTAAATTTTCTATCAGGTTACGCTATAAGCTCTAAAGAAATCTTACATCTTGGCGGTAGCGAGAATGATTTTATTGTGTTAAAAACAGGTGACACAATTACAGGTACATCAACGCAAGACATGACAATGATTGTTTCTCTTATTGAGTACGCTGATTTAGTCCAAGGAGGTTAAAATGACTACGTTTAAAAAGAATCCACCACCTCAAATTAAAGGCTATGTCCCTATTGGTAAGGGATATTATTATAGACCGGGCGATACTGTTAACTCAGAAAAACCTAAAAAGAAAAAACCTACTAACCCTATTGATGACGATAAGAATTGGATAAGAACTCCTAACGCACCTAAAGGCCCGAGGTTCTAATGGCTGTTAAAAAAGATTCACGACTTGCAAGAGCAGGTGTTTCTGGTTTCAACAAACCAAAAGCAACCCCAAGTCATTCAAAAAAATCTCATGTAGTAGTCGCTAAAGAAGGCGACCAGATAAAGACAATTAGGTTTGGTGAGAAAGGTGCGAGCACAGCAGGGAAGCCTAAAGCAGGTGAGAGTGACCGTATGAAAGCAAAGCGTAAGTCATTTAAAGCTAGACATGGAAAGAATATTGCTAAGGGTAAAATGTCAGCGGCTTATTGGGCTGCAAAAGTTAAGTGGTAGGTATTGACATTTGAGTAAATATGTGATATACTATTACTCAATCGTAGGAAACGCAAATGACGTATATTAATTTAGTAAACAACATCTTGAAACGATTAAGAGATAACACAGTGTCAACAGTCGTTGAGACTAACTATGCTGAATTAATCGGTGTGTTTATTAATGATGCCAAACAAGAGATCGAAGATGCTTGGTCATGGTCTGGATTGAGAACTACATTAACTGCAACAACTTCTTTAGATGTCTTTAACTATGAGCTTAATGGTAGTCAGAATAAACTCACAGTGTTGGATGTTGTGAACGATACGGATAATGTATTCCTTGAGTATAAAACTGCACATGAGATGAATGCTTTATTTTTAAACAACGATCCGCAAAAGGGATCTCCACGGTACTATAGCTTTAATGGTATCTCAACTGATGGTGATACACAAGTAGATTTATATCCTATTCCTAATGGTACTTACGTTATTCGTTTCAATGTGATTCAACGTACTGGCGATCTAGTAGAGAATGATGACTCTCCTTTGATTCCTACACAACCTATCTTACACCTAGCCTATGCAAAGGCTTTAGAAGAGCGTGGGGAGGACGGCGGCATGTCACCAGTATCAGCCTACGCTACAGCACAACGTACCCTGTCTGACGCAATAGCATTAGATGCGGCTAAACATCCTGAAGAAACAGTCTGGTATGCCGTATGAGCAAACCTTTAGTCTCATCAAGTATTGCCGCACCGGGATTCTTAGGAATAAACACCCAAGAAGCTTCAGTCACTTTAGAAGACGGTTATGCTTTAGAGGCTGTTAATTGTATTATTGATAAGTATGGACGGTTAGGGTCTAGGAAAGGACATACAATTCGTACCAGTGCTATTGGTAATCTGATTTTAAATGGAGTTACTTCGTGGAATAGAGCTTCTGAAATTGCAAGTGTACGAAGAAACGTCACTGGAAACACTCCACCATTTGAAGGTACTATTATTATTACCTTTGACGAGAATCACGGATACACGGTTGGACAGACAGTTGAAATAGTTGCTTTTCTTGCACCGGGAAGTGGAGGATCTGATTACACTATTATTAATTCCTTTTTAACTTTACCTGCAAATGAAACTACTTACACATTTACCGTAACTAGCACTACTGTTTTAACATCAGTCGATGCTTTAGCAAGCGGCCCGCCTTCTAGCAATACTAATACTGACGTAACTTTTGTAGCTTTCGTCTCACCCCCGGTTCCTGCTTTTGAAGGTAGTCATAGACAACTTTCAACTAGCGGGGCTGAAGCTATTCTAACATGGGGATACCAAGATCATCCAGACGCACCGTCCAGTGATTTTGGTTTTTACATATTTTTTGATAGTAATAATAGTCCTTTAATACCTCTTCCCACATTGACAGGAAATACAGGGGTTGCTAGAGATTTTATGGGAGCAACTTTAAATAACAAAGCATTCTTTTTTCAAGAAAGCTACAGACCTATGCAATACTTAGGTCATCCAATAACAGGTATTGCGTTAGGAGATATTGAAGCTAACTTTGCTAGCTATATAGATCCTGATACAGGAGTTGCTTTTGCAAATGAAGCTGCTTATCGAGATCATATTCCACAAGCAGGTATAGTCCTATCTGCGTATGGTAGACTTTGGTGCGCTAGTACAGCGACTGATAAAACAACTTTATACTTTTCAGATCTACTTGATGGGTCTAATTGGGTTGGAGGATCATCAGGTTCTTTAGACATGGAAGCTATCTTAGTGGATGGTGGAGATGTAATTACTGGACTAGGCGCACAGAATGGACAGCTAATTGTTTTCTTTAGAAACTCTATTGTTGTTCTTGCAGATAATTCAGGGTCAGCATCCCTTGATCCCGCACAGTTTAGACTTGTTGAAGTAATTAAACGTGTTGGTTGTGTTTCTAAATACACTGTTCAAAACACAGGGACAGATATTATCTTTTTATCTGAAGACGGCTTGCGTTCTCTTGGTCGAGTAATTCAAGAAAAGTCTTTACCTATGAGAGATTTGTCTGCAAATGTTAGAGATGCTTTAGTAGAAGAAGTAAACGGTCAGCCAGCATCAGCCATTAAATCTGTTTACTCTGAAGACAACGCATTCTATTTATTGTTACTGCCACTGTATAATAAAATATATTGTTTTGATACTCGTCAGACACTACAAAATGGTGCGCTAAGAGTTACGGTTTGGGATAATCAAGCTCAAGGAGCTATGCTTTCTACACCTAATAAAGTATTCTTTACTGGAAGTTACGGACTCGCTGAATACTCTACTTATTTAGATGATACAGAAAATTACTATTTAAAATATTATACAAATTACTTTGATATGGGAAATCCAAATCAACTTAAAAGTATTAAAAAACTAGGTGCGACAGTTATCGGTGGTTCCGGTCAAGACTTTGTTCTAAAGGTAGGTTTTGATTATGAAGATGCGTATGATTCTTTTCCTAGTCAATTAGCTACTGCGGATGTAGCTGAGTACGGTGTAAGTGAGTACAACATTGGTGAGTTTAGTTTAGGCACGGTCTCAACCGGCCCTGTAAAACTTTCAGTTGGGGGTTCAGGCTCAGTACTTCAAGTAGGATTTGAAACCGATATTAGTGGGAATGCAGTATCCATTCAAAAGATAGATGTTTATGCTAAACAAGGCAGGATTGTATAATGACTAACTACACAAAACTAACAGACTTTGCAAGTAAAGACGCACTCGCTAGTGGGAATGCGGCTAAGGTTGTAAAAGGTACAGAAATTAATAATGAGTTTGTTGCAATTTCTACTGCTATTGGAAGTAAAGCAAACACAGCAAGTCCTGCGTTGACAGGTACACCTACCTCAACTACGCCATCTGCTAATGATGACTCTACTAAGATAGCAACTACCGCTTATACACAAGCTGAACTCGCAGATTTAGTTACATACTCAAACAGTATACACTATAACAGTGGTTATCTTTCTTTAAAAAGCACAACAGTAACGGCTGGTAGTTACGGTAGTGCAACTCTAGTTCCGGCAATTACTGTAGATGGGCAAGGACGTATCACTGCCGCTTCAACAAATGCAATTGATCTTTCTTCTAAGATGTATACGTTTGCTGTTTCAGCAGATGTTGGCACAACTCGTGATGTTTATTTAACAGCAGGTACGTGGCAAATTATTGTAACAGACACAATTGCGGATCAAACTTTAGGTGAGCTTGATTACCAATTTACAGCTACTCGTGACGTAACAGTTAATAGCTCTACGTTTACAACTTCAATGACATTACGGCGTTCCGGCGGTGCTGGTTTTGGAAGAAATGAGTTTGGACTTGATATACAAACTGGCACAACCGTTGTTGCAGAAGCAGGTACTTTTACAGTAACAATAGGGGATCAAACAACTTCTGGTAGTTTTGTTGCGGGGTCTCAAGCACTAGAAGGTTTCCTCTCTAATGGTTGCTCAGTAATACTAGAAAGAATTTCTGACTAAATGAAAATACCTGTAGCGGTACAACCTGCGTACACGATTTACTATGAACACTTTGCAGGATTAACATGGACACACGCTGATGTACATAAGTGGACACCTCAGATTCAAAAAGAATTTAAACAAGTACATGGACTTTTGCAAATGATATTAGATGAACCGTTTTACTGCTTAACTGATAACCCTAAGCTAGAGAAGTTTATTAAACTCCTTGGCTATGAGTATGTAGAAACTGTAATTGGTCAAGATGGCCTAGACCGACCTATGTGGAGATTTATAAATGGGTAATTTATTTGGAGGAGGCGGCAACGAAGTCGGACAAGAAGCGATAAGAGAAGCTTCCAGACGCGCAGAAGAATCTTACTTCAAACCTTTTGCTGTTAAATCTTCAGCGGGGACAGGTAATTATGATCCTACAACCGGGACGTTTAGTTCAACACTGTCTCAACCGTATCAAGATATTCTTGGTTCCTCTCTTGGGGGCGCACAAAACTTCTTTCAACAGGCGCAAGCTTTTGATCCTCGTCAACGTGGTCAAGAGATCTTTGATGAGCAGTCTGCCTTACTACAACCTCAGTTTCAACAACAAGCACAACAGCTACAACAGTCTTTGTTTGGTGGGGGTAGGTTAGGCTTGCGTATGGCAGGGGAGTCACAAGGCTTAGGTGCAGGTTCAGGCATGGTTAGTCCTGATGCACTCGGACTTGGTAGAGCACAACAGCAGACACTTGCACAAGTAGCGGCTGGATCAAGACAACAAGCTCTTGGTGAGCAAGGTCAGTTGTTTGGCTTTGGTTCACAATTGCTTGGTGCAGGTCAAGGTATTAGTGATATGGAACGTCAACTTATGGATCAAGGTATTGATGCTGAAGGTCTACGTGCGGCGGCGGCATATGCTTCTGGAAATCTTGCGATGACACCTTACAAAATGGCAGCAGACCAAGCAGAAGCTAGAAAACAAGGCAGCGCAGGTATGTTTGGTAATATAGCTCCAACTCTTTTTAAAGCCGGGATGTCATTTTTAGGTTCTGATATTAGATTAAAGGAAAATATTACACAAGTAGGTGCTTTACCTAATGGTTTAGGTGTGTATACGTGGGATTGGAATGACATTAGTAACACAACTGGAGTACCTCTTGGTGTTCGGAAGGGTGTTGTTGCTCAAGAGGTTCTTAAAGTTCTTCCAGATGCAGTCATAGAACACGACACTGGTTATCTCATGGTTGACTACTCGCATCCACAACTACAAGGAATTTACTAATGGCTACTAGAGAACAAATTTTAGGAATGTTTGGTGCAACGCCAGCACAGGTAAGACAGCGTCAGTTAAACCAAGAACAAGCTGAACGTGATTCATCTTCTAGTGGTATGGATAAAGCAGGTAAAGCAATTGGTCAAGGATTAGGCACACTGTTTGGTTTGAAAAGTCCTGAGATGGAAATGGCAGACCAAATGCAAGGGGCTATGCAAGGGGTAGATCTACAAGATCCAACACAACTTCGCGCTTTAGCACAAACGGTTTCAAGTTTTAATCCACAGAGTGCTCTTTTAATTGCTGAGAAAGCTCGTGAAATAGAACAACAAACTACAGGGGAAAGAGTTGATTTACCAGCAATTGTAGGTTATGAACCTATAATGAAATTAGATATTCAAGGTAATTCTGTCAAAGTTGGAGAGAAACCTATTTTTCAAAAAGTTCCACACACTAAGGTTGATGGTAAATGGACACCAATAATTGATTATGGTCAATCAAAAGCAGAAGGTACTCCTAAAGAAGAAACAACACAATCAAACGCTAAGATGATTTATGATCCCGATAGTGGAAACCTTAAGAACAATCCTAACTTTGATCCAAAAATAGCTGAAACAGTAAGTATGTTTGGCCCCGGCCCCGGAATTTCTTCACCCACACCTAGTGTAGATGAACCATCTCTACCAGCACAATCACAAGGAGGTTTTGATCCCGGCGTTGCTGTGCCTATGACGGGAATACCGGGACAAGAGCCATCTACTGGCCCTCAAAGAACAGGTAATTTTATTCCAGAAGACACTGGTATCCCTACACAAATGCCTAACATAGAAGGCCAAGTGACTTTTGGCGATCCAACAGAGTTAAAAGCTGTAAGTGATGAGCTGAGAGATCAAATTACTGCACTTAGTAACTCTGATGATCCTGAGAAAGATGCAAAAATTGCCGCACTTAAAAAGAAAAGAGCACAAGTTTCTAAATTAATTCTTGGTAGTAGACGACAACTTGCGAGTAAAAATCCTTTAGGTGGAACACGTTAATGCCAATTCAAGTTGAGCATCCAGACTACGGGCTACTAGAATTTCCTGATGGGACTAGTACAGCAACTGTAAATAATGCTCTTATTAAGCTCGATGCACAAGAAGGTCAGCAGTATAGCAAAGCTGAAATTGCGTTTCGTGCCGCAGAACGTGGGCTCACATCTACAGCGCGAGGCGTTGAGCAAAAAACTACTGGAGACATAGCACAAGGACTCGGTACAGACACTACCGATGCACAAAAAGAGCGTGAACTCCGTGTTATGCTTGAGCAAAATCCCGGACTTGGTTATGCCTCGTTAATAGGTGGTTCAATAGCTGATCCTTTAACGCTACATCTTGCTCCTCTAAAACTTATAAAAGCTAGGAAACTGTACCAACAATACATGGCTCAAGGTATGGCGGCAGGAGGTGTGGGAGGCGCATTAGAACCAACGTATGACGACTATGGTGACTCGCAAGTTGTAAACATCATGGCGGGTGTTGGTTTAGGTGGCGCATTGGGAGGTGTGCTTGGTAAAACTATATCTAAGTTTACAGAAACTGATGTTGTAGATGCAGGTAGTGGTCTGGTTAAACTTCCTCAAAAGACTTTAGATCGTGACTTAAACAACGGAAGATTAGAAACTGAAGCTAAACAAGCAATTGCTGATGTAGAAGTAGCTGGGATTGAGGCGCGTGTTGGTGCTTCAATGCAACAGTCAGGTGCAATTAATCTGCAAAAAGGCCAAGCTGAAAACATAATTAAACCAGTAGAGAATTTACCACAACCTCCACAACGTATATCTAATCCTGTAGAAACAATGCGCGCAGAGCTAGGTACTCTAGCAGGTAGAGCTGTACCAAAGAAAGAGCTTGGTGTACTACAAGGATCTCTTGATTCAGTAACTGCTCAACTTGCAAAAGCTCAAAAGGTTGCGGATAGTCGTAAGACTGTTGCGGGAAAAGCAAGAGCAGAAGCTACTATTCAAAAAATTAAAACTACTCGTGACACGCTTGCAACTAAAGTTAATCAAGCAAAAGCAGGTGACACTGCTCAAAGACAGTTAAATATTTTAGAGTCTGGACGTATTGAAAAATTACCAAAGTCAATGCAAGCTAGGTTAGCAGGATTAAAAACAGACGCAGGTGTACAACCTACACAACTTGCTGAAGCAGTAGCAGTACCACAGCAACGGTTAGCAGAACCAGTTGAACAAGCTATTACAGCTATTAATACAAGAGTTGCAAGTAAAGTTAATCCTATTGAAACTAAACCTATTGTTCCTCTTGGTCTTGATGCTCGTCCGGGTGTTGGCTCTACAGGAACTCGTCCATCTGCTCAGTTTGATGCAACCTCTCCAGATGCTCCGGGAGCAGCGGCGGTGCAGAGAGCAGTACTAGGTAGAGCAACTCCTCCTCCATCTGACCGTGCAGATATTATTGGAGCTACCCAAGCAGAACGTAAGTTTCATTCTCGGTTACAAGGAGAATCCGCAGAGCAGTTAGTGCGTTTGCGTAATGAGACACATGGTCGGTACTCATGGAACAATGTAGTCAATGCTGGGGTCGCTGTTCAAAATAAAATACTCAAAGACTATAATGATCTTGCTGAATGGTTAGCAGAGAATCAGGAGAAAGTTTTTAATGCGGCAGAGTTAGAAGCCATTACTCCTTTACTTAAGGAAGCACAACAACGAGTGTTAGATGCTCGAAAGGTTGTATATTATTTAGTACGTGAAGGAAAACTAGATTCGCCCGAAGGACTTAGAGTTGCTCAAGATCTTCAGTATTATAATTTCATTAATAATGCAGGGTTTGTAGCACAGAAAACTAAAGCATCAAATATTATGTCACAGTTCCGTAAAATGAATAAAGAGATAACGTTACAAGAAGGTGATCTTCAGCGTGGTAAAGAAATTACAAATATTATGTTTGGAGTACAGTGTTAATGGGTAAAGTTATGTCAGATGCCTGTATTGCCACACTAACAAGAGTAGGTAATTTTGTTCCAGACGAAAGTCTTTCCCGTGAAGCAGAGCTAGAAGCTTTAAAGGATGCTATTGGTGAGATAGGAAAAAGAAAAACTTTTGCAGACTATGGACTTGAAGGAGTTATTAACGGTTACCTTTCAGGAACAATGACTCCTATTGCAAACGCTTTATCTATTGCAGTACAGAATCTGTTACGTCCAACTGTGTATGCTGTTGGTGCGTTAACAGATGCGACTAAACTGACTAAAGGTAATCGCAGTATGAGCGAAGCTTATGCTATGTTGCAAGCCGCAACAGAAGGGTTTACTGCTGACTTACATTACTTTAGAACTGGTTGGTTGCGTGGTTACCCTATTGATGTTGATGGTTCAGTTAATGAAATTGCAGGAGCCACAGGAAGAACAGTTAAAGAAGTTAGACAATCAATTACAGATGCTTATGCAAGAAGAGCTGTTTTAGAAAAAGGACTTAAAGAAGGTAGTGATGAATACACCTTGCAGTATACAGCCCTTCGGGAAAGATCTGTTCCTCCAGATGAAATGAGAGCAATGGAAAAAGAATACATCCATGAAGGCTATGATTATATTCGTAAAACTATTCCGGGACAAGGTGGGGAAGTTGTTCGTATTCCTACTAAACTAACTGTTGCTATTGATGAGTATGGTAAAGCTAGATTTAGACGACAGAAAGTAGCACAACTTGCCGCGCTTAAAGCACGCAAGGAAGCAGGTGGAGATGACGTTCGCTATCGTGAGTTGTTAGATTCTTATAAAAAAGAAGCATCTGTAATCACTAATGATTTTGGTGAAATGCGAAAAGTTTTTGGTCGGACTTTTGGTGATTCCGAAGATGACTTCCTGCCTTATACAACAATCAGAGAGTTTGCATTAGATAATACATTTCAATCTAAGCTATACGGTATACCTGCACAGATTCAAAAATTAAAGAATGAAGGTGGGCCAACATCTAGGTTGTTACTAGGTACTATGGTTCCTTTTGTTAAGACTCCTTGGAATATTCTTAAAGAAGGGGTGACCTACGTTCCGGGTTTGCCGTGGCTTAACCGACCTGTCTATGCTACAGGAGGTGTTCCAGTTAAGATGAGTGCTGATGAGTTGATACCTCGTCAGGTCTTAG